GGATGTGTTCCTGTTGCTTTTATTAAACCATCATTAATTGAAAAATATCCACTTGCAAAGTTAAATACTATATCTGAAACAACTGCTTCTTGATAAGAACCAGCATTAGTTTCCAACATATGAAATCTCCATTCTACATTTTCACTATCAGGTGATTGAGATTCATCTGGTAAATTATTAGGAACCCATGCTTTAATAGTATCTCCAACATTTAAATCTTCAATATTAATTTCCGTATCGTTTGTTAATTGTACTTTTGTACCAAATAATAAACAGAAATCAGGTTGGTTGATTGTATTATAAACATCTACTGCATATAATACTTTTGTACTTACACTACCATAGTTTGTTGCATTAATATTAAATCCATCTTCATATTTCATTGTCAATGTAGATTGAGCTTCTGAATATGTAGTTGTACCAACAGCTGCCGGTGTTATAGGAAATAATGTAGGACCAGTTGCTACCGATTTACTACCTGTTGAAAAGTTTGCATTATCAAATGAGCAAGTATAGTTATTATATTGTTGTTGTACTTTAGAATAAAATAAAGAACCGGTTGAACTAAACAAAAATTGTCCGTTTTCAGTTGTACTCTCCACTATATATGTGTATGTCGGTGGTGAGACAGTGATAGTGTCAGTTGCAAAAGATAATAGTGAACCATTTGTAGTTTGTCCACCTAATCCACCAATTGAAACTGCTCCTGCTCTCGCAGAACCACTTACTGCTCTATATAAGTTACCTAAAGATAAATTTGTTCTTGCCATTGTATAAAGTGTTATTCTCCGTTATAAATATCTAAAAGTTTGTCTTTCCACACTTCTTTATTAGAAAAGTGTCCAATCATCCATTTTTTTAATTTTTTAAACTCCTGATTACGGGTTTTGTAATCATCTTTACAAATCGTTTCGTAGGTCTTTTTAAATGTTTCCTTGTCAATCGCTTTGTATTTATAATCAAGTGGGTCGTGCCACTTTTCATGTAATATCGGTAGTTTACCCCAATCAACTGCTTCAAATATTCCATATCCGAAGGGCTCATATTCAAAGCAAGAGTGAGATATTCCCCAATCAAGTCCATAGAACCTTTCTTTATATTTATAATCAAATTTGTAAACTTTCCCTTTTTCGAATGTGTATCCATATTTTTTTTTATAATATTTGTTAAAAGTATCCGAATTGGTAAATATATAACTTTCCAATTCATTTATATATTCTACATTTTTTCTTCCTTCTGCTCTTGCAGCAAATCCAACTTTTGTAGAATCAATTAACTCTTTATTATTTTTAAATTCGTAAGTATTTGGTATGTGATGCAAATTTTCCGTTTGATATGGAAAATGATACAATCCAACCCAAATTTTATTTTTAATTTTATTTATTAATTCCGTTTCCCATTCCCAATTTCCATACCAATGTAAATATTCATCTTTTTCCATTTGGGATAACATAGATACTTTTGTCAAATTGTGAAATACAATTGAATCAATTTTATCTAAATTATTATGAATAGCGGTAGTTGGGGTATAATGACCGTGCAATATATGAATTTTTCTTGCACCTTTTAAAATTTCATCAATTTTTAATTCGTTGGTTTCCCAAATATTTTCAATATTAATTGGAAATTCTTCATAATTATCTGGTTTCTTTCTATGGAAAAGTAGAAGTGGCTTGACTTTTAAATCAGGTGCCACTTCTTTTATCCAATTAGTTACCCATATATCAGCTCCGCTATTGAACCAGGGTCCTCCTGCGGTAGTGTAGTATACATCGTACATTTATTATAAACCTTTTGAATATTATTTAGATTTGCAATTATCACATTTACATTCGTAATTATCTAAATCCATTCTTAATTTTTCAATTTGTGTTTGTTGTTCTTTAATACCTTCAATTAATAATGCTACCAATTTGTCGTATTTAACTGCTTTATATCCTGTTTCTCTTGTTGTTACCAATTGTGGTAATATTGCTTCAATTTCTTGTGCAATAACACCGACATCGTTTCCTTCAAAACCATGGAACTCTTTCATATCTGTTTTCCAATCATAAGTGTTACCACTAATCATTTTGATTTTTTCAATTGGATTTTCGATTGGAGTAATATTCTCTTTAAAGTTTATATCCGATGTAGAGTATGCTACAACATCACCACTTGCGTCAATTCTACCTGCAGTTGCCGATGCTGCCATACCAATACCCAATGAGTTATGTCTAACATCCGATGTAGTTAATAAGTTTTGGTTAATAACTGTACCATATCCAGTTGTTGAACTCAATGTTACTTGAGATGAACCAGATACTAAGTTTGCAATTGTAATATCAGCTGAGCCATTGAATGATGTTCCGTTGATTGTTCTTGCAGTTGCTAATGTAGTTGCGGTTGATGCGTTACCGGTTAATGCTCCTGTGAATCCAGTTGAACTTACTGACGTTAATCCTGCTATTGTTGTTGCAGTTCCACCCAATGCAATTGCAGTTGAACCAACTGTCACTGTATTAGTAGTGATTGCGGAACCAACTACTTGAGATGAACCTGAGAATATTGTTTTAGCTGCCGTTGCTCTACCTTCGTATGTTGTTGCTAAAGATGCAGTTGTTAAGTTAATACTTGCAGTACTTTCTTCAATTCTTGTTAATCTCGTATTTTGAGTTGTGTTAGTAGTATCATTTGAACCTGTGTAAGTTGCTAATGTACTCCATTTAGTATCAATCGATGCAGTATAAGCTGCTAAAGTTGAAAACTTAGTTTCAAATGAACCAGTTTTAGTATTGATATCTGCAACATGTCCGTTAAATGAAGCCGTAGTTAAATTAATACTTGCAGTTGATTCTTCAACTCTATTTAATCTTGTATTTTGTGTAGTATTGGTGGTATCGTTTGAACCTGTATAAGTTGCCAATGTACTCCATTTAGTATCAACCGATGCAGTATACGTTCCTAATGTACTAAATTTGGTATCAATACTTGCAGTATAAGTTGCTAAAGTTGAAAATTTAGTTTCAAATGAACCAGTCTTAGTATTGATGTCTGCAATATGTCCGTTGAATGAAGCCGTAGTTAAATTTAAACTTGCAGTTGACTCCTGTATTCTACTAATTTGAGTTGTAGTAGAAGCAGTTAGAGTTTGAAGAGTAGAGAATTTAGTATCAATACTTGCAGTATATGTTTGTAAAGTACTAAACTTTGTATCGACACTTGCAGTATATGTTTGTAATGTACTATCTTTAACCAATTGAGATGAACTGAATGTATTTAAACTTGCAGTACTTTCTTCAATTCTTGTTAATCTTGTATTTTGAGTTGTGTTTGTTGTATCATTTGAACCTGTATAGGTATTTAATGAACTTAATATTCCAACTACTTGTGATGAACCTGATACAACACCATTAGTTGCGTTTATTGTACCATTATATGATGTTGCAGTTGATGAACCTATTAAAGTAAATGAGCCACTTATTTGTACCGAACCTGTAAATGAATGTGTATCATTACCAAAGTCACCAAATGTATTTGAACCACTACTAAATAAAACACTTGCAGTTTCGTTAACAGTTGTTAAATTTGTTACTGTTAAGTTTGTAATTGTTGTATTATTTAATTGTGCAGAAGAACTTATAATTCCTCTACCTTGTGTCTCAAAAGAACCTGTTAAATTTTGTAAAGTTGAAAATTTAGTTTCAAATGAACCTGTTTTAGTATTGATATCTACAATGTGTCCTGAAACTGATGCAGTGTAAGTTGCTAAAGTTGTATTCTTAGTTTCTAATGAACCTGTTTTAGTATTGATATCTACAATGTGTCCTGAAACTGATGCGGTATAAGTTGCTAAAGTTGTATTCTTAGTATCTTGAGATGCTGTGTATAAATTTAAACTTGCAGTTGATTCTTGTAATCTACTAACTTGTGCCGTCATTGAAGCGGTTAAAGTTTGAAGAGTTGAAAATTTAGTATCAATCGATGCAGTATATAATCCTAATGTACTATTTTTAGTATTTTCCGATGCACTAAATGCGTTTAAACTTGCAGTGCTTTCTTCTAATCTACTCAATCTTGTATTTTGAGTTGTATTAGTAGTATCATTTGAACCAGTATAAGTATTTAGAGAACTCAATATACTAACTACTTGTGCAGAACCCGAAACTGTACCCGTTGGTAAATTTGCAATAGTTTGAGTTGAACCCGATACAACACCAGGTGCTGCTGAGTTCAAATAATTTATAGTTTGAGATGAACCACTTACTACTCCGTTAGTTGCATTTATAGTACCATATATATTTGTACCATGAATTGCTCTATATCTAAATGATGTACTACCTAAATCAAATGAGTTATCGTTATTTGGAATTATAGATGAACTTAAATCAGCATTTACAACTACATTATCCGAAGAATTATCACCGATTGTGATTGTACCACCCAATGTTAAATTACCATCAATTTTTGCATTTCCGGTAATGTCTATTGAAGAACCCGATATACCAGAGAACGAACCCGCACTTCCTGTTCCTGATGCTCCCAATGTAATATCTCCTGTTAATCCACCGATTTGTAATGTCCCTAAGTCTGTATTTACATACGGTTCTCCAAATGCTAACGAACCAGATTTTTGTGCGTTCGTACCACGTCTAAATTTAAGTCCCATTTTAGTTTACTCTTTTTTTTAGTTTAAAGTATAAGAAATTACTTATACCCCTATAAATATCTATTTGTTTTCTAAATCCTTTACTTTTGCTGATAATTCTTTTATTGCTTCTATTAATACTGGTACTAATTTAATATAATCGACTGCCAAATATCCATTATCTCTTTCAGTTACAACTTCAGGTAATACCGATTGAACTTCTTGTGCAATTATACCTAAATCGCTTCCTTTATGAGAATGTATTTCTTCAAATCCTTCTTTCCAATCATAAGTGTTACCGGTAATTAATTCAATTTTGGATAAAGCATTAACTATTGGTTGAATATTTTCTTTCAATCTTTCGTCAGAAGAATAATATGCAGTAATATCACCCCATGCTCTAATTTCTCCACTTGCTCCACTTGCTGCCCCTCCAACTCCAATTGAACCAAATTGTACATTTGATGTTGTTGCTACTGCTTGTGCAATTGAAATCGTTGCATTTGAACCTTCTCCAGGAGTATGTGAAATCGTAACACCAGTACCTTGAGTCAAATCACTCATATAGTTACCAGTTGTATCGACTCCCAATGCTACTGAATTTGCTTGAATCGTTGCAACACCATTTGTTGTAATTGCTATATCACCACTAATTGTAGTAAATATTGAACCAGAAACTTGTGAAGAACCGGAAACTACTCCTACTGGCATTTGAGCTGAGCCGCTCCAAACTCCACTTCCACCTAATATTTGAGAACTACCACTAACTATTCCTCTACCTTTTGTTTCATAGGATGAACTAGCTGCATTTAGGTTAGAAACTGAAATATTTAAACTTGCAGTTGTTGATTCTAAATTAGTTAATCTAATTGCATTTGAACCTGTAAGAGTTGATAATGTGGTAAATTTAGTTTCAAATGAACCTGTTTTAATATTGATATCCGCAATATGCCCGTTTATACTCGCAGTATACAAATGTATTGAAGAAGTCCAAGCATTTATATTAGTTAAGTGGCCACTTATTGAGTTAGGGTCAACCGATGTTTGTAATGTTAGAAAATCACTTCTTAATTGGGTAAATGATGCAGTAAGTTGTGATGATGAAATAAATAAACTTGCCGTTGCATTATTTAATGATGCGGTTACACTTTGTAATGTTGTAAATTTAGTATTTACCGATGATGTCCAAATGTTGATATCAGCAACATGTCCGTTTATACTTGCAGAAAATGTATTCAATGAAGCAGTTGCGGTGTTAAATGATGCCGTTACACTTTGAATAAGTGTAAATTTATTTTCAAAAGAACCGGTCTTGGTATTGATATCTACAATGTGTCCTGAAACTGATGCCGTATATGATGCAATTGTTGAATTCTTTGTTTCTTGTGATGCGGTAAATAAATTTAAACTTGCAGTCGATTCTTGTAATCTACTAACTTGTGCTGCCATTGAAGCAGTTAAAGTTTGAAGAGTTGAATTTTTTGTCTCTTGTGATGCGGTAAATAAATTTAAACTCGCAGTACTTTCTTGTAATCTACTAATTTGAGATTGAACCGATGCAGTTAAAGTTTGAAGAGTTGAATTTTTAACATCTAAACTTGCTGTATATAATCCTAATGTACTAAATTTAGTTTCAAAAGAACCAGTTTTAGTATTGATATCAGAAATGTGTCCTAATGTACTTGCACTAAATGTATTTAAAGAAAGTAAAGAACCACTCATTACATCCATACCACCAGCAGTCAATATTTGAGATTCGGAATTTAATTTTCCTACTTTCCAATAATCGGTAGTTACATCCCAAAGTAAAGAACCAGAAGTAGTTGATGCACCGGTTGAATCTCTTACTACCAAACCACCATCATTAGTTCCTGCAGCACTCAATGCTATAACATTATCTGCAATATTTAGTGTTGTCGAATCAACAACAGTTTGAGTACCTTGTACATATAAATTACCCTTAATTGTAGTAGTTGATGCTGCACCCACACCTGCAACTGTTATTGCATCTTTTAAAGATTGTGTATATGATAAAATTGACGAAGTTACATTTTGTAAAGTCAACCATTTAGTTTCAAAAGAACCAGTTTTTGTATTGATGTCAGAAATGTGTTCATTAACACTTGCACTAAATATATTTAAACTTGCCGTACTTTCTTCTAATCTACTTAATCTATTTGATGTAGAAGATGTATATGAATTTAAACTTGCAGTTGATTCTTCAATTCTTGTAAATCTATTTGAATTAGATGCAGTTAATGATTGTAAAGTTGTAAATTTAGCATCAATACTTGCAGTATATGTTTGTAATGTACTATCTTTTGTATTTTGAGATGCACTAAACGCGTTTAAAGATGATGTACTTTCTTCTAATCTATTTAATCTATTTGAGTTGGATGCAGTTAATGATTGTAAAGTTGTAAATTTACTATCAATACTTGCAGTGTATACCGCTAATGTACTATTTTTTGTATTTTGAGAAGATGTAAAATCGTTCAATGAACTTAATACACTAATAAATTGTGCAGAGCCTGATATAACTCCGTTTGATGCTGATATTGCTCCCCAAACTGCATTACCATAAATGTTTCTATATGTTCTATTGCTTGCACCTAAGTCATATGTACTACCACTATCTGGAATAATTGATGAACTCAAATCTGCATTAAAAACAACACTATCCGAAGTAGTATCACCAATTGTAATAGTTCCACCAATTGTTATATCACCTGTTACATTAAAATTACCAACATTTGGCTCATTTAATTTTGCCATTGTAACTACGGATGAACCACTACCAATTTGTAACGAACCAGATGTTTGATGTAAATATAATTCACCATCAGTTAGTGAAACATTGGATGTACCTCTCCTTATTTGAAATATAGCTGCCATTTATTATCTTTTCTGTTTGTTATAAATATCTTAAATATTAAAATCTAAATCACCTGCGGTGTTTATGTATTTTGCTAAGTGCATATAGTTGGATGTTATACTACCGGTTGTTACCCACATTGCCGATGAACTTACCGATAATCGTGTTATATTTGATATTTTTACATCAAAAGAACCAGTTTGTGCTAATCCATATGTATTTGAGGTACTATCCGTTATATAGTTTACAGTCCCTGCTGCATTTGGGTCTAAGTTAAAATCGTAAGTGTTTGGTCCAGGTGCTATTCCGACTTGAGAACCATTTACATAAAAAGACCCCGTTACTTGTACTGACCCTGTAAATTGGTGCGTATCATCTCCGGTATCTCCAAATTTATTAGAACCCGAAGTATACATAACAGATGATGAAATTATACCAATATTAAATTGTCTTGCATTAATTGAACCCAATACGGTTACATCACCACTTACTCCTAATGAGCCAGTTATTTGTTGATTATTTTTAAATGAATTTGAACCTGTTGTTGCGTATGAACCAGTTAAATTACCTAATATGGTAGATTTATTATCTTCGGATGCACTGAATGCGTTTAATGAACTTAATATTCCAATGATTTGAGATGAACCCGAAACTACACCATTGGTTGCTGCGATGGATGCTGTAATTGCACCCGTTAAGAATATGGAACCCGTATTAACTACGTTTGTTGTTATTACTTCTTGGACTGTATCTGTCGAACCTGAACGTCTAAGATATATCTTACCATCGTAAGTATTTATTGCTAATTCTCCTAAATTAAGAGAACCCGTACCAGGTACCTTACCCGATAACGAAGAACGTTTGAGTTGAACAATTTGTGCCATTTGGCTAAGTCTTTAAAGTTATCTAACAAAAATGTAGTATATACTACAAACATAAATATACTATAAAAAGAAAAACCCCTACTATGAGGGGTTTAACTATAATTATTTTAAAATATTAAAATTCTGTACCTTCTAATGCTGATTCTATATCTGTCAATCTTGTTGCTACCGAACCACTAAATGCTAAAACATCACCAATTCCGTATAAAGTTGTACTACTTGTTGTAAATGTTCCAAATGGTACATCATTATATCTTAATTCAATCGAACCGGTAGTAGATGCAACTTTATAAAGAGAACCACTAGCTTGTATATATCCAATTGTTCCTGCGAATGGTTCAGAGTTGAAATCAAAGTCATCAGGTCTCATCGATGCGGTAACACCTGTTAATCCCTGGCCACTACCAACAAAATTTGCCGCAGTTACATTTCCGGTTACTCTAATTGAACCCGATGTTGTTGAACCCGCAACTACAAATTCTACAACTTCATCCGTAGAACCCGATTTGTGCATAAAGGCTTTACCATCATAGGTATTCAGTGCCAATTCACCTAAGTCAATCGATGCAGTTGTTGGTATTGAACCCGATACTCCGGAGCGTTTTAAAAGTATTTTTTGTGCCATTATTTATTTTTCTTTATATATTTTTTATTAATATGTTCCTCCGTCTATTAATGTTAGTGTAGTTTGGATATAGTTATCCGTTACCACCGCTTGTACTCTTGCAGTAGTATGATATAGATTTGTTCCTTCTGCTACATCCGTAGTATCAAATCCTGTTTTATTAGCGTCGTTTAATACAATTTGTGATGAACCACTTACCAATCCTGCAGGCTTACCACTTATGTTTGTCCAAGTTGCTCCTGCTACTGATGCACTTATTGATGTTGCAATTGAACCACTAAATGAAGTGTATCCAGTTGTTGCAGTTATGTCCACTTGTGATGAACCACTTATTACACCATTAGTTGCGTTGATTAAACCATTGATTGAACCCGTTACAATTAAATCTCCTGATACATATGTAGAACCCGATACGATTACTCTATCATGTCTTAATTGTAAAGGTGTTTTTGTTGTATTTGAACTATTTGCAATAAGGAAATCCATTCTATTCAATCCCGCTTGTGCGTCATGTCCAGTTTGGATTTTATGAACATATTGAGTAAGTCCACTTCCATTATATCCAAATACTAATTGGTCTGCAGTTGCTCCTCCCGTTGTTCCGTTTTCAATACCAACTGCACCCTTCAAATGTATTTTTTGTGAAGGAGTTGATGTGTTAACTGCTAACGATGCAAATGATGCTGATGCAGAACCGGTAATATTTTGTGATACCGATAATGAACCTGTTATTAATTGACTTCCGTTAAATGAGTTTCCGTTTATCGTTGCGTATGAACCAGTCTTACTATTAATATCAGCGATATGACCATTAACACTTGCACTAAATATGTTTAAACTTGCAGTTGATTCTTCAATTCTACTTAATCTAGTTAATGTACTTGCAGAGAATGTATTCAATGAAGCAGTTGCCGTATTGAATGATGCAGTTACACCTGCTAATGTAGTATTTTTAGTATCTAAACTTGCAGTATATAAACTTAATGTACTATTTTTAGTTTCTAAACTTGCAGTATATAATCCCAATGTACTATTCTTAGTATCTTGAGATGAAGTGTATAAGTTTAAAGATGCGGTACTTTCTTCAATTCTTGTAAATCTAGTTAAAGCAGATGCACTAAATGTATTTAAACTTGCAGTTGCAGTATTGAATGATGCGGTTACACCGGCTAATGTGGTATTCTTGCTATCAATACTTGCAGTGTATAAACTTAATGTACTATTTTTAGTATCTTGTGAAGAAGTATATAAATTTAATGAAGCAGTTGATTCTTCAATTCTACTTAATCTAGTTAATGCTGATGAAGTTACTGATGCTAATGTTGTAAACTTAGCTTCAAATGAACCTGTCTTAGTATTAATATCCGCAATATGTCCATTAACTGATGCTGAGAATGTATTTAATGATGCAGTACTTTCTTCAATTCTACTTAATCTATTACCAGTTGTACCACCACCCAATGATTGAGATACTAATGTAATCGTTGCGTTACTTGCACTTATAGAAGTTGCAAGTGAACTACTAAATGTTGAATATCCGTTTGTTGAATCAATAAATATTTGTGATGAACCACTTACTACACCCATACCACCTGCTACCAATATTTGTGATTCCGTTCCTAATTTTCCTGCTTTCCAGTAATCATTAGTTACATCCCAAAGTAAAGAACCTGAAGTAGTTGAACCACCACTTGCATCTCTTACTTGTATACCACCATCAGATGTTCCTGCTGCATTTAATACTAATATATTATCTGCAATGTTTACAGTTGTAGAGTCAACAACTGTTTGAGTACCTTGTACAAACAAATTACCTTTAATAGTTGTATCACCATTTACTGTTATATTAACTCCACTTGCAGTTATTGCCGCTCTTAATGATGATGTATATGTATTTAAATCTGATATATGCCCTTTAACCGATGCTGACCAAGTATTTACATCCGCAACATGTCCATTTATAGATGCTGAGAAAATATTTAAACTTGCAGTTGACTCTTGTAATCTACTAACCTGAGCTGCCATTGAAGCAGTTAAAGTTTGAAGAGTTAAATTCTTAGCATCTTGTGAAGAAGTATATGCATTTAAACTTGCAGTTGATGCTTGGATATTACCAAATTTAGTATCAACTGATGCAGTGTATAATCTTAAAGTTTCTGATTTAGTATTTTCTGATGAACTAAATGCGTTTAAACTCGCAGTTGATTCTTCTAATCTACTCAATCTTGTATTTTGTCCAGTATTAGTAGTATCGTTTGAAGAAGTATATGCGTTTAAACTTGCAGTTGATTCTTGTATTCTTAAAATCTTAGCGTCAATACTTGCAGTATAAGTTCCTAATGTACTAAATTTAGTATCAACACTTGCAGTATATAATCTTAAAGTTTCAGATTTAGTATTTTCAGATGCAGAGAATGCATTTAAACTTGAAGTACTTTCTTCAATTCTACTTAATCTTGTATTTTGTCCAGTATTAGTAGTATCGTTGGAAGAAGTATATAAGTTTAAACTTGCAGTTGACTCTTGTAATCTACTAACCTGAGCTGCCATTGAAGCAGTTAAAGTTTGTAAAGTAGAGAACTTAGTTTCAAATGAACCAGTCTTTGTATTGATATCACTAATATGTCCTAATGTACTTGCAGAGAATGTATTTAAACTTGCAGTAGCAGTATTAAATGATGCAGTTACACTTTGTATTGTCGTAAATTTAGAATCTACTGATGCAGTGTATAATCCCAATGTACTATTCTTAGTATCTTGTGATGCCGTATATAAATTTAAACTTGCAGTCGATTCTTGTAATCTTAAATCTATAGCTGCCATTGAAGCAGTTAAAGTTTGAAGAGTTGTGAATTTAGCATCAACACTTGCAGTATATAATCCTAATGTGCCATCTTTAGTTAATTGAGATGCTGTAAATGCGTTCATTGAAGATGTGTAATTTCCAATGATTACATCCTTAGCTTCTTGTGATGCGGTGAATGAATTTACCGATGCAGTTGCTGCACTTAAATGTGCAACCGAACTACCTATCGTTCCACTACCAATAGATGAACTTAATGCGGTAATTGAACCCGAAACCGAACTACTAAATGTTACAAAAGTAGAACCTGTAAAGTTATTTAAAGATGATGTACTTTCTTCTAATCTACTTAATCTTGCATTTTGTGCAGTTTTAGCAGTTTCGTTTGAAGAAGTATAACTATTTAAAGAAGTATTTGCGTTACTTGCAGTAAATAAGTTTAAAGATGCCGTACTTTCTTCAATTCTTGTGAAACGATTTGTAAATGTTGTATTTGTTGTCTCTTGTGAAGATGTGAATGCATTTAATGAAGATGTACTTTCTTGTATTCTAGCTAATCTCGTTTCAAAAGAACCAGTTTTAACATTTATGTCAGAAATATGTCCTAGTGTACTTGCAGAAAAAGCGTTTAATGATGATGTACTTTCTTCTAATCTTGTTAATCTTGCATTTTGTGCAGATTGTGCAGCGTCGTTAGATTGAGTATATGCA